TTCATGTCGCATTTTATATAATCGTCGTCTTGTTTTAGCATATTTTATGCCTCGTTTTTTAATATAAGTCGGGAAATCATTCATACCATTAGCACCAACACTTGCCAGTTTCTTACCCTTTTTGTATACATCTATCTTTTTTGTTTTGTTAGTTGATGGTTTAACTACAACGCCTATTTTTTTTGCTTGCTTATAAGTGTAATTAGTGATTGAATACATTATTACTATATGTGAATATTTTATTATTGTAATAATTTAATACTTTAATACTTTAATAATAAAATAATCTAATAATTTAATATTGTAATAAATTCATACTACATATTATATGACCATATATGTGTTTGGTTACGGCTCATTAATAAACATGGAATTAAATAAAGAACTAGCACATCCCAAAAAAATAACTCCTGTTATGGTGAAAGGTTTAAAACGATCATTGAATGTAATTGGACCACTTAATAAACAACTCGTGTTCGGGGTGAAAGATGTAAAAACCGCTAATTGCAATGGTATTTTAATTAAAGTTAACTTAATTGAATTAGAAAAATTACAACAAAGAGAGAAATTATACACGATGAAAAAACTAGAAAAGAAAAGAATTGATTTTTATTATAATAAATCAATAAAATTTAACACATATGATGAAATAATTTGTTTTTATCCACAATCAAAATATGTTGTTCCGAAAACAAAACTATCATCCAAACCATTAATACCGCGTTATATAGATATTTGCACTGAAGGAGCAAAACAAATTAGTACTGAATTTTATGATGATTTTATTGCCACAACATATGGTATTGATATAATCGAATAATCGAATAATCTATATAATCGAACACATTTTTTATTTTTATATAATCTTTTCTAAAACGAATATATAAATGAAATTAAATTTATGTGGATATGCTCTTATTGCTTTAATATTATATATCTGCATAAAAATTTATCAAGAATCAGATATGTTTAATTTAAAATGTATCATATCTGGCGTAGATGGAAACAAATACTGTGTGCGTGACCGTTCTAAGCTAGAATTAGCCGCGGATCGTTTAGCAACTGTAAATAAAAGTATGTATAAATTAGTAGAACATTGTTACAAGACTTATCCTACGCGCGAAAATATTAAACGATTAAAAAAAGGATATAATCCCAAAAAAATAATGGAAACATTACCAACAAGTGAATATACTGCATACAGTGAAAACAAAGGAGAGAAATTAGCATTTTGTTTAAATAAAGAAAAAGAAGGGAACCAATTAATTGATCCCAATACATTAATGTTTGTAGCGATTCATGAGTTATCTCATATTGCGACAAAAAGCATTGGACATAAAGACGAATTTTGGGAAAATTTTAAATTTTTATTAGGCGAAGCAAGTAAAATTGGTATATATAAACAAGTCGATTATAAAAAAAAACCACAACGCTATTGCGGGACTAGTATTAATGACAATCCCTATTATGATTTATGATTTATGATTTTTTCATATACAACATAACTTACTTCACAATTATAGGTAATATCATAATTTTCGGTTCGTTCGATTTCTTTCCATTCGGAACTATCTAATACAGGAAAAAATGTATCACATTCAAACGCTTTATCAATATGAGTTATATAACATTTTGAAATTTTTCCCATCTCTAAAAATTGTTTATAGACATTTTCACCGCCAATAACCCAAATATCCTCATATATATCACAATCGGTTAAATATATTTCCAACTCGGCAATATTTTTAAATGTTTTTATTTCTCGTCCTTGATTCATGGCTATATCAAAACTATCGGTATTAGACAATACAAAATTATGACGGTCATGCAATCCTCGTGATTTTCCTTTAGAAAGTGGCAATCCTTTCCATGTCGTGTTTCCCATTATAACCGCATTATTTCCATCACCTTTTGTTAATTCTGAAAAATAATTTAAGTCTTGTTTAATATGCCAAGGAATTTTTCCTTTATAGCCAATCCCATTATTTTTAGATACAGCGACAATTATATTAAATGTCATTTATTATATATAAAATTATACCTTTATGTATATATATATGGAAAACAACATAATTAAAAATATATATAAAATATCGCATATAATAGATGGTGATGTTAAATATATTTTTGTATTTATCGGAAAAACAGTTATAGAAAATAGAACAGAATCGCTTGAGAAATTATTTTTAAAAAATTTACAAAACACCGATGATGGCGAATTTTATCCTATATTTGACCCTATATTCGACGGTATTTTTATTGAAAAAGAACTAAAAAATATTGTCGAAAACAATATACAAGTTAAATTTATACCTGAAAATATATATTTAGATGACACTATTGAAATTATTAAAAAAAAATTATTACTTCATTTAATGAATGATTTAAATACATCATTCGACGAATTATATTTTTTTATAGAAAAGCCTGAAAATTTTAAGGCGTTGTCAATATATCAAAATTTAACGCAAAATGAAAAATTAGAATTAACAAAAGATAGATTAGTTCAATTTTTAAATAATATTAATGGCTATGACATGTCACCCATCCCGATTAAAGATGTTTATACATACGAAGATATAATAGATTTAAATTTGGAAAAAACGACTTTATATGTTTCAAAACCACTAGGACAGAAATTCGTCTCATTAAAAGATGATTATACTTATACAAGTAATCCTTTTTATGCTGAGGTATATGATATATTTATAGAAAAATTTGCAGATGAAATAATAACAACGACAAATAAAACAATTCTTATGGAATATGGAAGTATAACAAATAATACAATATATTTGTGTTTGGCCGAAGATGTGCTTTCGTATATTAATACAACTCATACTACTTTATCAGAAAATAGCACTTTAAAAATATATTTTCCCTATTTGTATGGCAAAGATATTACAACAGCTGAGATATTACAAAATAGAAAACAAGAATTACTCGCTGATACCAGAGCGATACTCACCCCCACATTCGAAAAAAATATAGAAAATGTTAATTTATTTTATGACATCTATTACAACCGGAAGGAAGAACTAAATTTTAATGACAAAGGCATTAAATCCCTTATTATAAACATTAATCAACCATATGAAATTAATTTGCCATTAGATAATATTTTTAAAATTATACATTCAACAAAATCTCGTCCTTTAATTAAATTAAATTTCTCAAAGAAGAGAGAAAATATATACAGACTCTATGCTGATAAAATATCCAATAGTGGGAAAAAAATTCCTTATTTAGATAAAGGGCTGATATTTAAATGGGAGAAAGTTATGGCAAAAACCAAATGTGTTTCTGTATACATTGAACATTATGACGAGGAAACAAATTCAATTACGCCAATTATATGCGAGTTTAATAACAACGGTAGTATTATTATTAAGACAACATTCAATACCAGTATGAATCCTGCCGCAATAAATGAGCTATTTATAAATGAGGTAAATCCAGTTATAAATATTGTGAAAGATTATTTGAGTCAAGATGGTTATATTATGAATAATTTTATTAGTTTGAATGATAAAAATATTGAAATAGTGAATGTTGAATTTTCTATGAATATACAAATTGAAAAACCGATCAAGGTGCAAAATATAATTGGTTGTTTAACCAGTATCTTTAATGTTATAAAAGATGTATTAGATAATGATGGTGGTATAATGATGCGTTTTAAGCGGGTATCGAATTATAATGAAATGGAGAGTCAAGAAGCACTTATTTTGGATATGTCTCAACCACAACTAGGCTATTCGGGAAATGATATTATTAAAGTATTGCAAAATAATTTTCAGATAACTGAAAAAGAAGCAACCGAAAAATATCTCGAAGTAAAAAGATCTCAAGACCTAATGACTCGTGGTAATAAGCGTCTTAAACAAATGAATAGTCCTGGGTTTTTAACGACAATTGTAAAACAACATTATAATAACACCGTAATAATAAATGTATCAGGTATTAATAATATTGATTATTTAAATATATTGTATATTTATTTTGATAGCTTGATTCGTATTACACAAAAAAAAAATATTACTAAAACTATACCGAAAAATATAATTAAAAAATTATGTACAAAAAATAAATCAGAAAATGATGAACAAGTATATGAAATAAATCATTTTAATGATGATTCAACTACCGAAAACTTGCAAATGAATATTATTGCGGAAGAATTGGTTTTTAATAAACCATATGAATATACAGGTGATTCGGAATTTACTACAAATAAAAAACAAAATGAAGAACAAGGCGAAGAACAAGGCGAAGAACAAGGCGAAGAACAAGGCGAAGAACAAGATAAGGAAGATATAGATTTAGATGAGGATGCCTTTATGGCTCGATATGGATATGACGAGGATGATAACGAGGACGCGGAAGTGGATGAGGTTAATAATAGTAGTGAAGGTGGCGAAGGTGGCGACGACGACAATGAGGACAATGAGGACAATGAGGACGATGATGATGACGACGATGATGGTGAAATGTTAGAAAAAGATATTACTAATTTAAGCTTGACAAATCCCAGTCCATTTCATAAACGAATTATTAAACGCGACAAAAATTTATTTGTTACAAATACCGGTAAAAAAAACTTTAAATCATACGCAACTACTTGTGCTTGGAATAGACGAAGACAGCCAGTAATATTAACAGATGAAGAAAAAGACCGGATTGATAAAGAACATCCTGGATCATATACTGAAGCTGTTAAATATGGAACAAATCCTGATAAAAAATATTGGTATATTTGTCCGCGGTATTGGGATTTAAAAAACAATACAAGTTTAAATGATGATGAAGTTGATAAAGATCTTGTTATCCCCAAAAAACCACCAAAAAATAAAGTTCCTGCAGGAAAACATATTTTTGAATTTAATGACTATGGAATAGAGCATATGGATGAAAATAAAAATTATATTAAGCATTATCCAGGGTTTTTAAAACCGGACGATAATGGAAAATGCATTCCGTGTTGTTTTAAATCATGGAATGAACCAGCTCAAACAAAACGAAGAAAAACATGTACAAGAGACGAGACAATTATAGTGCCGCCTGGTCGTCATGATAAAAAATTGGAGAAACAAAAAAAAAACGAATATATAGAAATAGATGAGTACATATTAGCGCCTGATAAATTTCCAATATCTTATACTGTGAAGGATAATCGTTACGGGTTTTTACCGCTAGCTGTGCAAAAGTTTCTACACACTGATAATAAAAAATGTCAAATTAGCAGTTTAAACACAAATATTAAACCAAATCATCAATGTTTATTAAGACATAGTATTGATTTTAGTCCTAACCAATCATTTATTGCTTGTATTGCAGATGTATGGTTTGAATCATATAAAAAAATACTAAAACAAAAAGTAAGGCCGACCGTATCAGAAATGAAACAGAAAATAATTAATGAATTAACTGTTGATAAATTTGTTACACTTCAAAACGGGAACTTGATGAAAAAATTTTATCCTAACGCTACAAATGAGTTAGTTGACATGACGGATTTAACAAAATATTCAAATGTATTTTCCTCTAATAAAACAAAATCAATCATATATGAAAAAGCGGATAAATCAAATCCTGAACAAATAAATGCGTTAATTAAGCTTGCTCGATCTTATTCAAATTTTATTGAATTTTTAAAAGACGATACAGTGAATATTGATTATGAATATTTATGGGATTTTATATGTAATCCAAATGATACAATTTTCCATAAGGGCGTCAATTTGGTAATTATTGAATTGGTTCGTAAGGATATAACAGACAGTGTTGAATTAATATGTCCATCTAATCATTATTCATCTACTTTTTTCAACACTAAAAAAGATACACTTCTTATTTTGAAAATTGACAATTTTTACGAACCTATTTATGGATATGAAACAAATAATAAAGATGAAATACTTATTGAACCATACTTTAATTCAATGTCTAATGACATATTACCAAATATAAAACATGTATTTGAAACAATAAAAACCGTATTTAAAAAAAAATGCACACCTTTGCCAAGTATGCCAACAATATATAAATTTGTAGATAATATTTCACTTGAAAAAGTAATATATCATTTACAATATTCCAATTGTATCCTAGAAAGTCAAGTTATGAACTATGATAGCAAAATAATTGGAGTAGTTGCTATAAATAACATTGATAATACAAAAGGATTTATACCATGTTATCCATCGGCAGTAATACTTACATATCCGGTCATTTATATAAATGAGTCACCTACCGATAATTACGAAAATACGAAAAAGTTTTTGAAAAATGTTTATAAACAATCTAAGAAAAAAATACTATGTAAACCTTCTATGAAAATAATAGAAGATGATAAAATTGTAGGTATCATAACTATGACGAATCAATTTGTTATGGTAAATCCAACTGAATATAATAAAGAGGATGAGGATAACGATGATTTAAAGGTTATGAATGATTTAAAATATACGGATATTGATACAACAATCAGTACAAATAATAAAGTTGATACAGAGAGAGTAAATTATATTAAAAAGATGCAATTAGAAACAAAATTTTATAATGTATTTCGTAATACAGCCCGATATTTATTAAATAAATATGAGAATCGGGATATAAGACTTGAAATTGATGAGAAAAATAAATCATCCCAGGTGTATTTAAAAAAATTAAAGAGTATAGAGACTAAATTGAGAGAATTAATGAAGGATTATATTTCATTTTATAGATACGATGAGAATGATTTATTAAATATAAACACTATTACAAACTGTTATAACAATTGTAAAAAAAAGGTATATTGTCATGTTAACGAGGATTCCAATTGTTTGTTAAGAATACCTGAAACAAATTTAATTAATGATAAATCAAACGATACAATTTATTATGGTAAACTGGCAGATGAGCTTATTCGTTATAGTCGTATAAAAACATTTATGTTAAATCCAAAGGCCGTTCTCTCTTTTTCACAAGTGAAATATAATTTAAAAGAGGATGAAATTATACTATTGCATTCACTTTTAACTCAAGATTATTTTACCAATATTATACCAATGCCTACAAATAAATATGTTAATTATAATACATATGATTCGGCCAATCCATTAATAACACAAAAATATTCAAATGTTGAATCATTTGATAAAACGAACGACTTAAATGATAATGCGGTAGAGTGCAGTTTTACAATAAAAGAGTATATTTCAAATAAAGAATTAAAGAATTATTTTCCGGTAAATACGAAAGAATACGAATATAAAGCAAACACAATGTCCTGTTCATTTAATGCTATTTTAAAAATTATTCAAACAAATGATTTGACACAAAATAATCTTACAATAAATGCAATAAAAGAAACATTATTGGAAGAATATGTAAAACTATATGCACGATATAGATATATAATAAGAGAAATATGGAGAGCTCAAGGTAAGAAAATATTGGCAGGCCAAATTAAAGAAAACCAAATTACATTGCCACAAATGATAATGAGTGAAGATTATTATGCCACAAACATTGATGTGTGGATATTAGCCGTCCATTATAAAATACCATTAATATTTATTTCGGATAATAGGTTAATGGAAAATAATCGTAATATATTAGTTGCAAATATTCCAGAACAGTATGGTAATGAAAATGAATTTTATTTTATAAAATCATCGAGTATTATTAAAAATATTCCTCAAACATATACAATCATGGTAGCTGATGATAAAATGAAAATAAATATAGAAAATATTAAATTAGATTCTCTAAAATCTGAAATACAAAATAACATAGGAAATCTGTTAATACCCTTCATTGAAAATTTTTCATTGACCGACGCAAATAAAAGAAGGGTCAAAATGAATGTTATCTCAAAAGTGCCTGTGTCCGCGCCTGTACCCGTAACCGAGCCTGTGCCTGTACCCGTAACCGAGCCTGTGCCTGTACCCGTAACCGAGCCTGTGCCTGTACCCGTAACCGAGCCTGTG